ACTCTCCCACTATGTGTTGCATTATCAAGTGTTTTATCCTCGTCACCTAATGCAACTGGTGCATCACCCATAGTAATAATCTCTGTGATTGTACCAGTAGTTGCGTTTTTACTTACTGCTTTAAGTGTACTTGTAGACCTAATTGGCCCTGAAAAAGTTGTGTTGCCCATATTAATCTCCTTGTCTTGGCAAATGTCAGCTTACGCTGTCAAGGTGAAATTATAAGGGGGCGATCTCTCGCCCCCAAGTTTGCTAGTTTACGCAGCTCCTGTTGAACCGTAAATTCCAAGTGGATCAGATACACCGAAAGAATATCTTTCTCTCGCCTTGTATCTTACGTTTCCAGTGTTGAAATCACCGTCCATGCCAGTAGCCATAGGAGTTCTAACGAAATGCTTCATTCCGTTTGGAACATCTGTGATAATGAAGAAAGCATCACTATCTGTTAGATAATGGTTAACGGCAAAGCCTTCTGGGATAGACCCATTAGACTTGATGGCGTTAATGTCATTATCAGCAGTTCCTGTTCTGAAATCTGTTTGTAGCAATCTTGTTGCTGTAAACATCAATGCAGGTGGAACAATCAGCTTTCTTGGTCTTGCTGCAATCAATAGACCTCTTTCATCTACGAAGGCTGCGATATCAATCACAGCTTGCTCTAAAGATGTTTCGTTAAGGTCTGCTGCTGTTGATGGTTGGTTTCTGTTATTACCACCTGCCACGGTTCCGTGGGAGGCACTAAATAGAAAGGCTCCATCGCCAGAAGTGAATGTATCAAAACCAGTGTTTAGAAGTGACGCTGCTTTTGTTTGCTTTGTGTAAGCCATAGCTCTAGCAAGTGCTTTTGTATAACGTGCTGATAGGCTGTCATACAAATTGTCTTCCATAGCTTCCTCTGTGATAGAGAAACCCATAGCCACTGTCTCGTGATTAAAACGAGCAGTGAATGATTCTTGTGCTACATCATAGGAGATGGCTGCACCTTCTTGCTTTACTGGGGCTGCACCGAACCCTGATAGCTTTACTTC